TCTCTTCCAGCAGGATGCCGAGATGCGCATGGCCGAGTTGCAGATGTCCCGCGAGATCGAGATGCTCAAGATGTCCAACAACCAGAACATCAGCCTTGAGACCATCAAGGCCAAGCTGGCTGATACGGCGATCAAGGAACGCAGCCGCAAAGAGCTGTTCTCCGCTGAGCAGGACCTCAAATTACGGGTCGGATCAGGCATTTAAAAAAGTGTTGCACAAACCCTACGCTTTGATCTACAATTTGTTCGGGCGAAGTGCGCCCAAAATTTACCAAGCCAGCTACCAAGCTGGCTTTTTTGTGAATGACTGATTACTCCTCTGATACTTGGCACAGATTACGCAAATGGGCAGAAGCCCAGCTTGATCTTGCGCGCAAGAAAAACGATGCCGTCGGGCTCTCCGACACAGAGACGGCAGCGTTAAGGGGTGAGATCAGAGCACTGAAAAGATTTCTCGACTTGCCTAATGAGGCAACTCGGGGTGTGGCGGTCGAGCCGGAGTAAATTCCCGCTTGGCCTTGTTAGTAAACCGCTGAGAGGCGGTTTTTGTTTGGAGAGCAAAAGTGGAAGAAAACCAATTGACTTCGGAAGAAGCACAAAACTTATGGAACGAAGAGGCTTCAAAGTTAACTGCCGGTGATGACTCACTCGCGGCTGACCCTATAGCCACTGCGCCGGAAACGCCGCAGGCTGAACTCCAGTTAGAACCTGAAGCGCGACAACCGGAACAAGAGGAAGACCCATACGCTGGACTATCGCCAACGCTTCGAGCCAAATTGGCTCAGATCGATGAGTTAGCCCAAGCAAATGCTCAATTGCTGCACCACGTTAAGACTACCGAAGGTCGCGTGGCAGCGATGCAACGAGAAGCCCAGCAGGCACGTCAAGCAGCGACGCAAGTCGCACCGCAAGACTCGCCATCGCAGACGGCTATCGCTAGCGCCGCTAAAAACCCAGAGAAGTGGGATCAGCTCAAGCAGGATTTCCCCGAGTGGGCAGGAGCGATGGAGGAATATGTCGCTGCCAAGATCGGCACACAGCAAGCAGGCTTGACACCCGAACAGGTATCACAGCTTGTGCAGCAACAAGTGAGTCAGACCAAAGCAGAGATGATGGCCAACATTGAAGAGGCTAGGATTGAAGGTAAGTACGAAGACTGGAAAACAACGGTAAATACTCCGGAGTTTGCCGCATGGTTTGCCGTGCAATCCTTTGATGTCAAAGCCTTGGCAGAAAGCCCACAAAGCAAAGACGCAATCAAGATGCTGGACATGTTCAGTGAATCTCGGACGCGTTCAGCTGCGGATATTCGGCAAGAGCGCGGAGCACGTCTCGCTGCAGCCGCGACAACTCGACCCGGCCAGACACCGCCGCCTAAAACAATTGGCGACATGTCACCGGCAGAACTGTGGAACTACGAAGCCAAGAAACGTGAGCGAGAGCTCAAAGAACGCGGCTACTAAATCAATTTTCAAAAAAAGGAAACTAGACCATGTCTATTCAAAATTACGGCACCGTAGCATCGCGAAACCTTATCCGCGCTGCCCAAGGTATGCTTGAACACGCCCAGCCCATCACCGTCTTGGGCGACTTCGGTACTCAACGCGAGATGCCACAGAACTCGACAGACACCCTGGTGTTCCGTCGTACTCTGCCCTTCGGCGCTTCGACCGTCGGTACCACCATTGAAAACTCTTCGCGCTATGTCGGCACTCCTGACATCACTGCTTCCAACTTCGTGTTGGCTGAAGGCGTGACTCCCAACGCAAACACCATCTCCTTCCAGGACGTGTCTGTTCAGTTGCAACAATACGGCGTGCTGTTCAAGTACTCCAGCAAAGTTGAGCAGCTGTACGAAGACGACATCCCAGGCGAGATGGTCAAGCTGACTGGCGAGACCCTGGCCGAAGTGATGGAAATGGTCCGTTACGGCGTGTTGAAGGCCGGCTCCACTGTGATCTACGCAAACGGCTCCAGCCGCGCTGCCATCAACACAGCCGTCAGCCTGAACGCAATCCGTAAGGCAGCCCGCACGTTGGAATCCAACCGTGCTCGCCGCGTGACCAGCCGCTTGGCTCCTGGCGTCAACTTCGGCACTCGTGCCGTGCAGCCCGCCTACGTGGTGTTCTGCCACACTGACGCTGTCAGCGACGTCCGTAACTTGCCAGGCTTCACCCGCGTGGAAGAGTACGGCTCATTCAAGCCAATCCACGATCGCGAGATCGGTGCTTGCGAAGACTTCCGCTTCATCAGTTCGCCGCTGTTGAAATCCTTCGCCGGTGCTGGTTCCGGCACTCTGAACGGCATGCTGTCCGTTGGCGCTTCGGCTGTTGATGTGTACCCCTTCATCATCATCGGTGAAGACTGCTGGGGCCAAGTCGCCCTCAAGGGCATGTCCGCCATCAAGCCTGTGGTGTTGAAAGCATCGCAGACCAACCACGCCAACCCCCTGGGCCAATTTGGCTACGTGGGCGCTTCTACATGGTTCGCGACTGTGCGTCTGAACGACGCCTTCATGGCCCGTATCGAAGCTGGTGTGACCGCCCTGTAATGACTTGCTGGGGCCTGGCCCCAGCGTCTTAACTCAAAGGAAAACACCATGACTGAATCAGTCAAACTGCGCATGGCACCCATCTCTGATGGGCTGACCAAACAAGAACTGCAAGCGCTTGTCGCTGAACTGGTCAATGGCTTGCAAGCCATCATGGCCAAACTCGACGCGGACGGCGGTGTCACCGACACCAACTACGCTGCAACTTTCGCAACCTATATCGTCGACTAAGGAGTCACACCATGTCATACAACCTTGGACAAGCCAACAGTGGCTTTCTCTCCCTCACCGCCGCCGGTCTGGCCGAAGGCACCAACAGTGGCACCTTCAAGACTGTCAACACCCTGACGTTTACAAACAACGGTGTGTTGAAGTCTAAGGCTGCTACCGACAACCTGGTCTTTAACACCGGCACAGCTTTGGGCAACTCCCAAGCCTGCTTGTTTGCCGTTTGGATTGACGGCAGCGGTAACGTGACGACCACTCAAGGTCCTATCGTTGCAGCTGGCGATCCATGCCCCGTCCCTTCGCAAACCACTGCCAACGTGACGCTGGTCGGCTTGGCCAAAGTGACTACCAGCTCTGCTGCTACGTTCACTCCTGGCACGACCGACCTCAGCGCTTCCGGTATCACCGACGTGTTCTACGATTGCATGGACATGCCTGGTTCTGCCCTGTAAGTTGCCATCCTCTTCATTGAGGCTTTTAGCTGAGGGGCTTCGGCCCCTCAGCCTTTTGGCAGCACCCTTTTTGTAAAACCCCCTGGAGAATGAAGATGGCAAAAAAAGAAGTAGTCGCAGGTATCGAGATCTTGGACGACACACCGATCATTGATCCGGTTTCTCAAGTCGTGGATTTTCGTGAGCTTGCCTCGAGCGAAGCATTCATGAACGAGATGGTTGAAGTCATGGTGCACTCCAGCACCGACGAAAACCAATCGCCCCATGTAATCTTAAACTGCAACGGAACCAACCAGCCGATCATGCGCGGCGTGCCTACGCGCGTTCGCCGCAAGTACGTTGAGATCCTGGCCCGTATGAAGGAAACCAAATACAGCCAGGTGACCCGCAACCCCGCAGCGCCTGATCAGATCGACATGATCGCGCGCCACGGCTTGGCCTATCCTTTTGAATTGCTGGGCGACGAGAATCCTCGAGGCCGTGCCTGGTTGCAAAACGTCTTGGCCGAACCCGCTTAAACCGGAGCTGCCTTGTGAACTTCCTTCAGCTTGTTAACCGTACACGAGTGGAGTGCGGCGTCTCTGGCGCTAGTACACCATTGGCCAGCGTTGTCGGCTTGACCGGCGAATCCGCAAGGGTCGCCAGTTGGGTTAACACTGCCTGGGAGGACATTCAGACAGCGAAGGAAGACTGGCAATGGATGCGAGAGCCGGTCGAGTTCAACACCGTCAGCCAGCAGCAAATCTATACCCCCACCCAAACCGGTGTGGGGGCTACGTTCGGCAACTGGAAGCGTGACAGCTTTCGCACATCGTCAGTCGGTCAGCAGTACCGAGACGAACAGCTGATGAACTACATGGAATGGACCACGTTCAGGAACCTGTACATATACGCAAACATGCGTTACACGTACACCCGGCCTGTCGTAGTCGCCATCGACCCGGACAAGAACTTGGCGTTTGGTGCCATACCAGACCAACCCTACGTGATCACGGGTGAGTACTACACCATGCCCGTGCAGTTTTCAGCGAACACGGACGCGCCGTCTTACGCGTTTCCTGAACGCTTTCACATGATGATCGTCTACCGGGCCATGATGTTCTACGGCGGCTACGAAGCAGCGCCCGAAGTTTATGCACGCGGCGAGCTCGAATTCAAACGCCTCATGAATCGTTTGACTATCGACCAACTCCCGACCCTGGTAAGCGGCCCGCCTCTGGCTTAAAGGAGGCGCGATGCCACTTAAAACCCCTCCAGTTCAGTACGATCTGATCCGCTTAAACGGCGGCCTGGATCAAGTTACCCCCACCCTTTCCCTGCCGCCAGGCGTTGCCCGCAGGGCTGCCAACTTTGAAGCCTCCATCACCGGGGGCTATACCCGCATTGCCGGGTACGAGCGTTTTGACGGCAGGCCAAGCCCTTCTGCCGCGCTCTACAACATTTTGGTGTGCACGTTGACAGGCACTGTTGCTGTTGGCAACACCGTTACGGGCCAAACTTCTGCCGCGACTGGCAAAGTCATTGCGCAAACCGGCAACCAGGTTGTCCTCACGCGCCAAACCGGGGTGTTTGTATTAGGTGAAAACATCCTGGTAAGCGCTGCGGTTGTTGGCGTTATCGACTCAATTCAGGGCATAGACTTTGACGGGTACCAAGATGCGGTTTACCGCAACCTGGCGGCTGACGACTACCGGGCCGACATCACCGCCGTGCCGGGCTCTGGCAGTGTTTTGGGCGTTGCCATTCTTGCTGGCCTGGTGTACGCCTGGCGCAACAACCTTGGCGCTACGGCGGCCGTTATGTACAGGGCCACGTCGTCGGGTTGGACCGCTGTCAGCCTCGGCAGTTTTGTAGGTTTTGACACGGGTGGCGTGGAGATCGTAGTTGGTTCTACCATCACCGGTCAGACCAGCGGCGCTACGGCCGTGGTTGCCAAAGTCGTTTTGGAATCAGGCACCTGGTCCACGTCCGACGCAGCCGGCCAAATCATCGTTGGCGCGACCACCGGTACTTTCCAGGTGGGCGAAAACATTAAGGTCGGGGCGTCAACGCATGCGCACGTTGCCACAGCCAACACCGCAAACGCATTGCCGCCAGGTGGCCGGTACGAGACGGCAGTTGCCAACTTTGGCGGCGACAACAAATTGTACGGCGTCAACGGCGTGGGACGAGCCTTTGAGTTTGACGGCACAACTTTTGTGACTATCCGCACCACCATGCCCACCGACACGCCAACACACTTGGCTGCTCATAAACAGCATTTGTTTTTGAGCTTTGGTGCTTCGCTGCAATTCTCGTCCATCGGCGACCCTTACCGTTGGGACCCGGTGCTTGGCGCTGGCGAGATCGCCATGAACGGTCCAATTAGCAATTTAATATCTCTGCCGGGAGATCAATCAAGCGGAGCCTTGGGTGTGTACACCCGCCACGACACCTCGGTCTTGTACGGCACAAGCTCACTAGACTTTGCGCTGTCCACGTTCAACACCGGAACAGGCGCAATGCCGTACACCGCGCAGAACATGGACCAGTCTTACGTGCTGGACGATCGAGGCATTATCGGTCTGAACACGTCGCTGAACTTTGGTAACTTTACGCCGGCAGCGCTCACCATGGCGCTGCGCCCCTTTTTGTCTAGCCGAGTCCCTTTGGCTACGGCCAGCAGCCTGAACCGTGAAAAAGGGCAGTATCGGGTGTTCTTCAGCGATGGCACAGCGTTGTACATGACCATGGTCAACGGCAAGCTGCTGGGCACTATGCCGGTTGAATTGCTAAACCCCGCTCTTTGCGCAGTTGAAGGCGAATCAAGCACCGGTGCAGTGATGCAATTTTTTGGATCTAATGACGGCGTGGTTTATCAGCTTGACATGGGCACCAGTTTTGACGGCGATCCAATTGACGCCAACTTCAACCTGGTCTACAACAGCACCAAATCGCCGCGCACGCTTAAACGCTATCGCCACGCCAGCGTGGAGCTAAGCGGTGACTTTTACGCCAGCATTGATTTTGGCTACGACTTAGGTTACCGCACGCAGTACCTGGCCCAGGCCCTTGACCAAGTCTATCCTTCAGATCTTAGGTCGACTTACTGGGACGACATGATCTGGGATAACTTTGTTTGGGATGGAGCTGACGTCACCCCTACAGAGATTGACCTCACCGGAACTGCTGAGAACATGGGAATCCGTATCTCGTCTTCTTCTGACATTTATCAACCCTTCACGGTGAACACCATCATTGTTCACTACACCTTGCGCCGAGGACTCCGATGAGCAACAGTTACTACAACCACACCACCTACCCAACGCCAAACTCACCTGGCTCATCGGCGGCTTTGCGGGCCGAGTTGCAAGCCGTCACCAGCGGTTTTGACTTGCTGCCCACACTCGCGGGCAACGGCTACAAGGTGGCCATGGTCAACTCTACCGGCACAGCGCTTATCGCCTCGGCGACGCTTCAATCCTTGACCATCACCGGCAGCAGCATCGACAGCACGTCGATCGGCGCAACGACTGCAGCAGCCGGTAGTTTCACGACACTTTCTGCCACTGGGAATATTACCCTTGGTGACGCTGACACCGACACCATCACTCAAGCCGCATCCTATGTTACAGGCACACAGTTTAAATCCGCAAAGGTTGCCACAAACACGTTAAACCTTGCCGCTTATGACGTGGACGGTGCGGCATACACCAACCTCATCACGCTCACAGCAAGCAACACACCCACGCTGGCCCTGACCTCTACTGGCGTCGGCACAATCAACAACATGTCGATTGGGGCAACCACACCCTCAACAGGCGCATTCACAACACTCTCTAGCACAGGTAACACCACCCTTGGTGATGCCTCTGCTGACACTGTGACCATCAACGGCACGGTGCAGCCCGGTGTGGTCATCAGTGGCTCATCAACTGGTGATGCCCTGCGCATTACTCAGCTTGGTACAGGTAATGCTCTGCTGGTTGAAGACAGCACAAATCCCGATTCAACACCGTTTGTGATTGATTCGGGTGGAAATACTATTGTTGGGTCTACTGTATCAGCGCCAAACGGTTTAACTGGGCAATTTTTTCAAGTGCAAAGTTCAGCCGCTATTTCTGGAGCTGGACCCTTGTTTGCTGGCTGGAGTTCTACGCAACCTAATGCGGTTAATATTGCAAGGTCGCAGTCCGGTACGGTTGGCACATCTGCACTTGTTTCTTCAGGCGCATCAAGTAGCATCCGATTTTTCTTTGATGATGGAAGCGCTTTTGTGCGTGCGGCTAGTATTGATGCCGTGGTAGACGGCACACCCGGCACAAATGACATGCCGGGTAGGTTGGTGTTCAATACAACTCCTGATGGTTCTGATACTCCCGTAGAGCGTGCGCGAATTACCACCACTGGCCTGTCTTTGGCGACAGGTAACACATATCAAATCAACAGCGTGGACGTGTTGAGCGCCACGACCTTGGGATCGACTGTTGTAAGTTCTTCGCTCACCAGCGTGGGGACTATTGCAACGGGCACATGGCAGGGCACTGTGATTGGCGCTACCTATGGCGGCACAGGCATCAACAACGGCGCTCGGACGCTGACCATCAATACCAACGCTGGAACAATTGCATTCAGCGGCGCGTCCACCACCATGACGTTCCCGTCCACCAGTCAAACTCTGGCAGGCTTGGGTGTTGCTCAGACCTTCACTGCTGCTCAGACCTTCCAAGCCGCCAACGCCGTTCGCTCAGAAGCCGCTGCAACACAGGATGCGATTGTTCTTGCAGGACGGGCAGGCGGTACTGGATCTTTTGCGGTCACGCTGACTCCCCAAACTCTGACCTCAAACAGCACGCTATATTTGCAAAACGTCAATAGTGTAGTCGCTGTTCTGGGCACTGCGCAGACTTTTACCTCTGCTCAAACTTTCCGCGCACCCAATGGGGTGCGATCAGAGCAATCTGGATCAACAGATGCAATTGTGCTGGCTGGAACTACTAATGGAACTGGCTCTTTTGCTGTGAGCTTGACGCCAGCCGCGCTGTCTGCAAACCGTACCGTTACCTTACCAGACGGCGACGTGACAATTCCATCTGGCACTGTGGCTGTTCTTGGCACTGCTCAGACCTTTACGGCTGCTCAAACCTTCCGTGCAGCCAACGCCGTTCGTTCAGAAGCCGCTGCAACACAGGATGCAATTGTGCTTGCAGGGCGTGCAGGTGGTACTGGCTCGTTTGCGGCAACAATCACCACTGCTACGTTGGCTGCAAGTGTCACGCACACGCTACCTGCAATCACAGGAACGCTGGCAACACTTTCAAACACATCACAGACATTTACTGGTTCAACATCAATTATTCCAGCAACCAACTCTGCAACAATTACGATTGGTGGAATACCTCAAACCGGAACCATTACGCTTGGCCGATCACAGGCAACGCACACATTGGATATTGGAATTGGACCCACACTAAGCGGAAACACCAAAACAATAAATTTTGGAACTGCGGGTGTATCTGGTTCAACCACAAACATAAATATTGGTTCCGCTGTGTCTGGTTCAACAACCACCACAACAGTTAACGGAAACTT